CATCTAATTGTCCTGTGAAATATCTGCTACCAGCAGCAGAACCTATATATAAAGAACCCGTAAAATCAGGCATTGAACTACTATCTACGGTTGTTGAACCGACTTGCACTCCATCAACAAACCATCTAAAATTATTCCCTGAACGACTGATTTCAATGTGATACCAAGTATCAAGGGTTGGAAAGAATGTTCCCTGTGCGACTATAATATTAACACCAACTACTCTAACTCTAAGTTCCCAATAACCTGTTCCACCATCAATATTATGCCATCGTATATCCCAAAAATTAGTCCCATCGGTTTCTTGGTAAAATATAGTATGGTCTGAACCATTTGCCCCTACTGCATCAAACCATGACCAGAAATCAAATGAAAAATCCCCGCTTTCTAAATTCCAGTCATCGCTATCAGGGACAGTTAAATCATCACTTCCGTCGAATATGCCTGAAGCAGTGCCGAATTTCTTTTCAGCAGTTACTAATTTTGCATCTCCATTGGCGGTTACGATATGGGAAATCTCATCAGTAAAGGTTGTCGCTTGGTCACTCCCATCGCAATGAAGCATAAGTTTCGTAAAAGCATCCCAAGTTCCACCACCTGTTAAGGCGTCCCAAACCCCATCAGGATTTCCAGAGGAGTCCCTATCCATTTTATAGAGCGTAGTCCCGAATACCCCTAATAGCATATTTTTAGAAGAAAAATCCCAAGTAGCAAATCCATCGTTTCCTGCTACTCCATCTGAAATATACACTTCGAAACAGGCATCATATAAAGTATCAGTCATCCAAGTAGTCCCATCATAGACAGACATTGTCCCGTCGGGATAAATTACATCATAATTATCTACTCCCCAATGAATATAATTCGTGGTTGAAATCGTAAACGCCCCTTCTAACATCAAATGATATTGTGTTCCCGCTACTAAGGTAGGATTGGTGGAAAAGGTGAAAGTTACCCACGCATAAGAAGAAGTTATCACATCAGAAATATCAATAGCGGTTGCAACTCCATTTGTTACCTCTGTTCCTGAAGGGACACCTGATGAGTCTGATTGGATCTCTAAAGTTACGGTATCGGTTGCTGCGGGGGTTTCTACTTTTTTAAGCCATAGCCTTACCTTTGTTACGGTTCCCGATGTTTTACATTTAAAACCCTGCGATATTCGAGTATTTGCTGCTTCATATCTCAGGGGATAATCATAAGTCTGGTATCCACAGGGATAAAACACATCAAGCCCGTCAGACTCAACAGTAGATAAATTGAGTTTACTAAACCCTCCCCGTTTCACAAGGCGGTTTTTAACACCTGCACAGTGAAAATTCCTCATATTCGGGCTTTTATTCAAAGCCATCGAGATCATGGGAGTCTTTGTATCCTGCCCGCCTGAAAAATCTGAAATCACAGTTATCTGTTTTTTAATCAAAAAATCCTCCGATTATTGTCTATAATCCCTTTGCGGTCTTATTATCGAGGTTCCGTGAAGTATCCCCATAGATGGTTTGCCTGATTGCCTCTTAACGCCTTTAAAATGTATATCGCTTGTGAAATATTTAGATAACTCCTTCTCTGCTTTTGCCTCCCATATTGCTAAACCCTTTAAATCCCCTTGTTTTGCCAATAATTCAGCCGTAGCGTAGTAAACTAAAGCCATCTGGCAGTTTGTAGGCGGTATATCGGGAACATCACTATTCCCTGAAAGTTCTGTAGGCTTTTTGTCGTAGTCTATGTAAATCGTGGAATACAAAGCTACGAAAGCCGCGGAAGGTAAGGGTGAAAGATAAAGTTTTTGTGCGCCTGATATTTCTAAAAATGCACATACATCAGGATTGCCTACGCTGTCATTATCAGTTTTATCAGACCATTCATCATCAGAGAGTATCCTTATCGGCTGTTGGATACCGTTTATTAAGTAAAATACCCTTAAAGGATAGTTAAACCCCGTTAGAGAGGTCAAGGCGTAGCTCTGGGTAGACGCTACGGGTGTTATCGTGTCTTGTCTTCGTAAACCTATCCATCGCCTTTTCCCTGCTAACTTACGGAGTGCGTCATTGACTGCCCTACCAGCCTTTGTGTCTGCACCTTCGATATTAGTGATATTGGCATAATCCTTGACACGAGTTTTTATCTCGCTGAACTCTAATCCAAAAGTAGCCATAAATTTTACCCCACTTCGTTTTTAATCATCTTTACAATAGTCAGAAGTTTGCTTTTTATCTTATCTACCTCTACTTTCTCTAATATAAGATTTTTCTCTTTCCCTTCATTTGATTTAACGAGGTTGCCTAATTCCCTTTTAATATCGGCAGTCTCGCTTAATTTTACATCAACTTCGCTTCTCTTTTCATTCGCCTTTATCTCGATCTGCCTTGCCTTGCTCTTTATCTCCTTTGCTTCAAATTCTGCCTTAGCAACAGTTTCCTTCGCCTTCTTCTCTATTGAAATCTGTTCGCCTTTTATATCAGAGACTTTCTTAGCGGTAGAGGAAAACTCGGTTTCAAGTTTATTTTTCTCTAACCCTAATCTCTTAATATCCTTTTTCAGATAATCGCTGTCTTTTAAATACTTCTGCATATCCGTAGATAATTCAGTGTGCCTCATTTTTTACCCCCTTTTCTATGCTTTCTTTTATGCACCAAAAGTCCATATTCACTTTTAGCGGTAAATTCACACTCATCACATTTAAGCGTCTTCGGTTTTTCTACTTCGACTTCCTTAATTACTGTTTTAGTCGGTTGCACCTGAAACTGCCCTGTAGCGTTCTGTGCCAACCAGTCAACTACTCTTTGAGGACAATCACAGGTAAAATCATTATCCGTTTTAAAGACATACGGTTTTCTTTCATGCATCACCTTCATAAGCGAGCGACCGCCTTTATACTTTAACTGAATATCCATCTCACCCTCCTTGTTTTATCTTCAGTAACCCAAAGATAACTATTGCTGTCCCAGCAAGCCTTGGAAATTCCATAAACGATTGACCTAAACCTATGATTAACAGGATTAAACAAGATGCGAATAAACACCTTGCAACCTTGTCTTGATTTTTAAATCTAAACTGTCTGTATACCCATATGAAAATCGGAATGGATAAAATCCCAAGAGAATAAACCACATATAAATATATGTTGTAAGTGCTGTTAAAGATTTCAGATGGATGAACTGCATTAAAAAATGTCTCATTAGAAGACAATCCGTGCACAGGTTTTATGAATTTTTGGAACCCCACACCCAAAAAATCAAGATTAAATATCGTATCTTTCCATATCCATATTCTTGTGGCAAAATCCATCAAAATCTCCGTCCTGTTCCTAACTATAAATACAACCAATAAAGCCGATAATGACATAAAAAACATTTTCCACATAGAACCCAAACTTAAAAGTATCAACCATATGGGGTCCCCTACCTTTTTTTGCAGTAAATACATCCCACCCACAAAAACGCCTACGATCGCCGTCGTTGTCTTGGTTAATACCAATCCAATCAAAGGTATGACTGCTAATATGGGATTAAACATATATAAGATAGGCACGCTCATCGCTTGGTATGTCCCTAAATGGCTTGACATTTTCATCAAACCGTCAATCCTCCCCGTATCACTATAGATAAGGCGTATGTCAAAGGATTGTAAAACAGCAAATATGAAATTGAACGCACTGACAATAGCTATTGCTATTAAAACTAATTTTATATTCTTGGTATATTCAACGACTAACTTGTAAAGAAAAAATCCCAGAAAGATATTTATTGACATTGTTACTGATATGGGATGAAGGAAGATACTCACCAGACAGGCAGCCAAAAATAACGACAGCCAAAAATCCTTATATTCCCTTATCCTTTTTTGGAACAGGGATACGATAAACAAACCGATTGTCCCGAACTGAAAAAATTGCAACTGTAACATCGAGTTCATAGAATCTATTTTCCCGAATTGATAAAACTGCAAGGCCGAGATATTTCCTATCGCTGGCAATAAGATTATCGGGGATAATAACAGGAATATGAATAAAGCTATATCAAACATTATTCGTACTCTATAAGAATGCTACCGTTGTATATATCTAAAAAAAGACCTGTTGAAAACTCTACGGGGATACTTGTAAAATCCTGCGGCTGTCCATTGAATGCCGTCGCCTCCATACCTTCAACTTTTGCATTAGTTGACGCAGCAGCACCAATAGTCAGGCAATTATGAAGCGCAAACCAGCCACCATTGGAAGAGGGGATAAAGTACACCCTATAAACATTCGTTACCCCTGTTTGTATCAGTTGACTCGATGTATATTCAGTCGTTGTGGTTACAACTTTGTTTATCCTTGCATCGGCAAAAGCTAACGCAGGAAGCAGGATTATCAGCAGCATCAATAAAAATCTTTTCATAAATTCTCCTCATTACAGGGAACGGAGTATAAAACCCCGCCCCCTATAATTTTCTGTTGGTATCCGATTACAGATACTCAAGAACAATCGTACAGCCAATAGCCCTGACTACCGTGCCAGCAGCAAGCCTTATCCCCTCTTTTCCGAAATACATATGTGGAAGGGCATCTCCTGAAGTAGCTTCTCCGCCTTCTATCGCAAGGTTGTCATTAACTGACATATCACCTTGTGCCGAGACGTTGTAAATTCCAAAAACAGCATTTGAAGATGTAGCAACACCAGTAATCCTGTAAATGGTTACACTACGCATCTCATAGTTTCCTTCTACTGTATTCGGAGAGCTTGTACCTGCTGCAATAGCCTTATACCTGTGATTGATAGTTCTTGTTTGATCAGCACTTGATAATGAAACTCCAAACGCCAATATTCCAAGAACTATCAAAGCGATAATAATTTTCTTCATGATATTATCTCCTTATATAATTCCTGGGTTTTTAGCATAGGATTTCATTAAAAGATAGTTCTTCTCGTTTCCAGAAGTATCCTTTACGGCAACCTGTCCAAAGATTGCTTTAATACCAATGCCATTCTCAAAGCCATAATCGTGAGTCTGTGTTATTGGAGTCGGCTTCATACCCCAACCTCTTACTGCTATCTCCGCACCAAACCCTATCTGTGTTGATATGTTCCTTAGGGTTATGAGATCTCCGGCAGTATGAGAGGCAGCAGACGTTCCGTTCTGTGCCCTTTGGTCTATAGTGAACGCATTAACGCCCTTCGCAGAGTAAGTGATTTCCTCGGTTCCTATCATAAGTGTCCCTGTAGTAGGGAAGAACTTTGTATAGTTTGCCTTGGAGTTGTTACCGACTGTTATTGTGGTTTCACCTGAAGAACCAATACTTGTATAAAGTCGGCACTCAGGTCTTAAAGGAGAACCCATAACTTCGTTCGCTGATTTCACTGACCTGTGGACATATAATATGCAACCGTTATATATCCCTAAAGCTCCAGTGAATATCCTATTTTTCTCTCCCCTAATCCCTGCCTCCCTCTGCGCCTGTTGCCAGACACTATCACCCTTTAACCAGTATTCATCAATCTCGGATATGACGATACCGAATGTATCCAATTCCTCGCCATTATCCATCTTGACGGATATTCGTATAGCACCTTTTCTCTGAAGTGCTAATTTAATGCGGTCTATTTCTTCCGTTCCGAAGACATCATTATCACCGAGGACAGATTCACTGGGTGCGCTACCTGCGTAAAGTTCATCAGGCGACTCAGTAGTAATTAGCTGTGTAAACATCCCCTCGTCAATAAAACGAGCAAGCCAATTTGATAACCTCTGTCTTGCGACTTGTGTTATACTAAAATTAACTCGCTTCTCAAGATTTTCCGTAAATGCAACCGCATTACGAATCCAATCGACTGTTAAATCGAATTGGCTCATTGAGAGCTTATCTTCGTTTCCTACTAATGTTGATTCTCCTGTAACTCCACTGGAGAAAAGGTTACTTAAAACTTGGAAGTGTATGACATCCCCTGGGCCTTTCATAAAATTATCTTTCGTTATAATCGGCTTTGAAGAACCTTCCTTCCCTTCAAACTTACTCCCCCAGAACGCCTTACGAATACCATCATCGTAAAGCCTCGCATTCCAAAATTCAGGTATAGCGTCGTCAAATTCCCCCGCTCCTGAATTGTAGGTATGTAGGTTTAAAGTAGCAGCACCCTTATTGTTCCCCAGTAAACTACGGAGATATTTTAAAAAATCCATTTTATCCCCCTGTAGTTGATTTATCATAGGCATCTTTAGCGTCGTCGTCCAGTTTCATATATTCGGCATAGGAAAGTTTCCCTCCTGTTCGGATTATAGAACCCTTGCCTGCCACCTGAACCGCCCGACCTTTCTTGTTCTTTGTTTCAGCATTTGCAGGAGCTTGCCTACCTAACTCCGCAGATGCCGCTTCAACAGCAATACGATACGCAAAAGGAGTTAAAAGTTGCACCGTTCCATCTTCAGATATTTCAGCTAAATTGCGTTCAAACAAGATTTCATTTGCTCGCAAATATAGCTTACTTTGAGGGTTGGCTGCTTCAGGATATAATTTTTTGGTTTCTTCCCAAACATCTGTAACCTGCTTGACAAAATCCGTATCACCTTTCCAAGACTGCCGTTCAGTCTTTATCGCTTCGGCAATCTTGTCTTTAGTGTAAGTCGTCAGGATTTTGGCAGTTTCAGGGTCAAAGTATTTAGAAAGGTCGTCAATCTTATCCTGAATTGCCTCCTTCTGTTGCGGTGGTGCTTTCTGGATTAAGGTATTCAAACGCTTGATTTCCTGCGCCATACGAGTTGCCTCACTATTCGAGGATGCGTAGGCACTTTCCAGCTCTTCAGGCGTTTTATACTTTCCAGCATATAACTTCTCTGGCGTTACCTCTGGAGTTACCTCTGGTGTTATAGGTGTTCCATCGGCATTTAACTGCTGTCCTTCTGGGTCAACCTGACCAGTATTGGTGTTAGGTTGAGTTGCCATAACTACCTCCTTATAAATAAAAAAGCCGTATTGACTTCCTACAAATTGTAGGGTTAGTGAATACGGCTTCTGTGTTTCAGATTATCCGTTTATTTTAATGTTTGGTTTTTATTTACATTAACAACTTTTCCCTCGAAAAAGTTTAACTGAATATTGCCATAAAACTTCTCTCTTTCTAAATTGACTATCTCTTTCTTGTCCTTAAACTTTTCATCTTCTATAAAAGTTTTAATCCAGTCCATTTATTCCTCTGGTGTTTCCTTTTCTTTCTTTGGGTGCTTTTCATCATAATCGTCTTTTTCCTCATCTGACATATCCATATATTTCTTTTCAGTCATCTCGCAACCGACGTGCTTCATTAGAATGTCGAGTTTCCTGTTTATATCTTCTATCGGGTCATGGTCTGCCATTACTTCCTCCTTGCCTGCTTCGCCTTAAACTCAAGTGACTTCGGAATATCCATCGCTAACTGAAGTCCTTTTTTTATCAACTGGTAGTTTTTTAAGAGTTCCGCTGGTGCGTCAGGATTATTCATATAAATATCGTAAGTTTCTATGTATTTTTTAAGTTCTCTTTTAAAAACCAGCCAGCCATTATGATTGGATATACTAAACCAATTTAGGTAATCCTCTGCTCTGTTATCTTTGCGACTGTCCTCTTTGGGTTTGTCCACGCTGTCCTTTCTCTAAATTCATCCGTTCATTTTCCTGAATAGCCATAGCCATTTCCTTTACCCTCTGTTGCTGTATCTCATCTATTGTAGGCAGTTTTATATTCCGCATATCAATGGATGTGAAGAAATTATCAGTCAAAGTCAGCATCACAGATGGTGTTATGGCAGGGTTTTTGCCGAACGACTCCATCCCAGTCCTGTAAGCGATCGTGGCACGATTTTGCTCTATCTCTCTATTTATATTGATGGAATTTCCCACTGCCTCAAAATCAAAGTTTCCTACCCAGCCTTTTTTATTTATCTTTTTGAATGGATTCTCCTGGCCTGTTACCATAAAGACGAATTCATCCTCTATCAGATCAGCGTTTAACTGGACTATAAAATCATATAAATCCTCATTCACATCCTGAAGCGCCCTTATCATATCGTCAAACTTTATATTCCCCTCGCTGACTATTGTCATTATCCCTGTGGCAGTCCTTTGAGCGCCCATCTGCGGGGGAGGGGTGAAATCAGTCGTTCCAAAAAGTTTTTGAACTAACGCCAATAAAAACTCCATCTTTTTAAATTCTATCTGCTCGGATTTAGGAAGTTCCAGCACCCTGTAAGCTAGGGGATTATCCGATACCCACTGCGCCCCTGGACCAAATGGATTTTCGTCTGGGTCGTGGCCTGGGGGGACTATCGTAGGAGGATTGTTCGTTATGGAACCCCTGTCTAACATCTGGTTGAATATAGCATCGACTAAATTCCGTATCCCTATCAGGAATTCAGGAACGCCTTTCCCGTAGAAACTATCATCCATAGGGATAATCTGGTAGTGAAAGAACGGTCTTTTAGGATATGGGGAAATCATCCATCCCAATAGTTTGCTTGACTCTATACTCTCCTGAGTCGCTTTTCCCATTAAGTCAGTAGAACCGATAAAAACTATTACTTCTTCTTCCATACCATCGTCATTTACATCATATCTCCCGTGCCATTCGCTTATGAGTATTTTAGAAAAATTATGGTTTTCACGTGATGGATTTTTTGTCTGTAAATCCTCTTCCATTTCCCGAACCGCTCTTGCATTAAACTTTCCCTCGTCCTCATCTCCAACCCGTCTTTTACACCAGTCTATCGTTCGTTCATATGTATCGCATATCCAATCCAAGTCATCTATCTCTGGGGTATTGGCGTCTTTAGGGATTATGATTTGTTTTATATTGCGGGAATATATCTTTGGATTATCGTATATTTTCTTTCTTTCAGATAGGATTTGTTTTACCTTTACCTGCGGCATCCCTTGTTCGTTTACTGGCGGAATATCAGCGTCATTTGTTACGGTTATCGGTTCGTTTGTTTCAGGGTTCAAATACAGTTCCCCTGTTTCAGGGTTCACCACATAATAGACGACTTTATTTATAATCTTATATTCTTCCTCCCACACGCATTTGGCAAAACCGTCCCCTTGCATAACGACGTTTTTAAAAACATTTTTCATCCTGCGGTATATCTTGATTTTTTTGGTTACTTGGAAATTCAACGCCTCTTGGACTACTTTGGCTTGTTCTAAATCATCATCCGTTTCTCCTCTTACCCACACGATAGGTTTTGATCCATAACAGACCTTTAAAAACCTCGGAAGCAATCCCTCGATCGTAAATGCCTCTAGGGGAATACCCACATCGGAACAGTCTTTCCAAGGAGAATCCTTTGGGCTTGCCTTCGGGTCATCGCCCCAGCCCATAAGACCGGAGATGCTTCGTTTTGCCTCGTAGCGTTTCACATACTCATCCACCATTTTAAATCTATCAGCGTAATAGGTGCGTGAATCAGTAACCCACTTTATAACATCCTTTTTCATATCCTCTGGGTTAAATTTCTTCTCGGCTTTTTCAGGAGTCGTCGCTGGTTTCAATAGTTCTGGTCTTTCTATCAACATATTATCTGGCATTTTTTACATCCTTTATTTTTCCAAGAGTTCCGTAAACATAACGTCCAGTCCGTTCCTTGCCATATCCTCTTTTAGCTGCTATTTTTTTTAACTTTCGTTCAAGTTTTATCGGCATTAAATCATCTCCGCAGACCACATCTTCTGCCCTATAATAGCTATATCAATATCGTCGTTAGCTAATCCCATTCTTTTTCCTCGCCGTCTTAATTGAGCTATTGTTCTGGTGATAAAATAACTATCTCTTTCTGCGTGGCATTTACTACATCTTCTTCTAATCCTGCATTTTATATTCATTTTTTCCCGAACATCCCACCAACCCTGTTTTTAATGCGGTTAAATTTATTCATCATATTGCCCGTTATAATCTTCGGCTTTTCCTGTTTAAATTTCTTCACTATGTCTTTGCACATTTCCAAAACTCCCAACGCCCGTAATTTATCCATCCAGAATTCAGGCGAGGCATCAAGCATCAACTGTCCCTCTCTTATCCATATCTCCGCTATCTTAAAGTCCTTGGGTTCTTCTTTTTTCGGTAGCTCAAGAGAAATTTTCTCTTCATAGAGTTTGGTTAATTCAACTTTATTCGCATCTTTATTGACCTCAAGCTCTTTTATCTTTTCGTTGATAATGTCTATTCTTGGTTTGCTTCCGTTATCGTTTGACATAGATTATCCTTTCTTAATACCCACTCCCGCCATAAAGCCTCGGTTTCTTTTTCTTTTTCCTAAATTCCCTGTCCTTATAAGGCTGTTCCAATCGAACCTGCCCTGCGATTGCCCTTGACATAATCAGATCGTCGTTCTTCCCTTTTTCCGCCTCCGCCCTCATTTTTTTAGTATTGTTTATAAATGTCCAGCACTGCATAATTAAATCTTTGTCCAACAGGTCTGTCGAACCGTTTGCTACTTCTTCGGCCATTTGAGAGAGCATCTGTGGCCTCGTGGCGGAATTCGTATTCCATCCCAAATCAAGAGTCGGTTCGTTAAATCCTTTTTTATTCCTGATCTTCCGATATACCCTGCCGTAATTCCTATATATATCCTGATTGACTGCGTGACCGTAACCCTTATTCTCACAAGCTATAATCGCGGTGTTAAAATAATAAGCTAATTTTATCAGGTCTTCAGCGAACCTGTCAGGCGGGATATTATGGTTGTAAGTAGCAACTGTCCGGTTCGTCTTTTTATTTAAAACCACACTCGCTGATTTATCCTGATTTTCAAGTCCCTCCGCTGGATCGCCACTTACGACATACTGCCCCCTCTTAACGGGATATTCATAGATCTTGAAAAGCCCAGATGAGGAATGCCTGAATACGTATTTACTCTCCTCTTTTACGATATTCCCTATTGCTATGGGTTTTTTGATTTCCTGCGCCTTTAAAGCCGCTTTATCGAAGAATAGATCTCCTGTAGCTATGAATGCGGTTTCAGCAGAGTCCGGATATTCCTGATTGAATTGTAAGACTGAACGGTTACAGTTATTTACGATACACCAGCGTCTCCAGCAGAGCTGTTCTAGGCTCAAGCTGTATTTCCTCTTAATTACTTCCTCTTCCATCAAAAACTTTTCTTTTTCAGTAGGGGATGAGAATTCTATGGCATCCACAGGATACATACCGTTTGATAAATTCATTGAATATTCTTCGACCTTAAACCAGGGGATAAATAAAGTCTCCCAATCCGACATTCCGCTTTCAGCGTTCACCCACTCGTCATAGAATTGGTTTCCTAATCCGTTAGCGGTAGTTTCCCCTATAATCATGGTCCCAGGGAGATTAGGGACTGATTGATTCAATCCTAGCATTAACGCCTTCAAATCCTTGAAATAAGCCACCTCTGAGAGGTGAACGTACCGGAAGGTATACTTTCGTCCTGCTCTTAGGTTCTCTGATGTCTCAATCAGGATTTGAGAATGTATCCTGTCAAATTCTAACTTCTTTTCATTAGAGTGCTTTATATCCGGCTTTAGATGAGGTTCCAAAATCTCATGAAATAGTTTCTGCATACTGAAAATGTAATTCGCCCCATCGATGTCATCTGCCACAACCAGAGAGTTCGTAGCCTCCCCTTGCGATGTATAAGCATAAATAATGCTCTGTATCTCTGTCGAAATCCCGGTCTGTCGGGCCTTTAAAATCCACAACCGAACAGGTTTCCCCTTTGCCTGGATGGATTTGATTTTTTCTAAAACCATTTTTTGTATGACGTTTAATTTGAATTTAACCAGCTCTCCGGCTTTGGTCTTTATGGTCAAGAACCCTTCCTCGACAAGAAATAAGGGAGTTTTTTTAGCGATACAGGCTTCTTCTTGTTCTATGTCTTTTAGGATTGTCTGCATAATATATTAAGTGCTATTAGTAATGCTAGTATTGATATTATGATTAGGGTTGCGGTCATTATTTATCACACTTCACCCAATCCCTCTTTTCTTCTTCAATTCGCTTTTCTATCAAATCAAGCATTTCTTCTTCTGACCATAGGGCTACGATACAACCGCCTCCATAATCTTTAAAGAATTTGGTACAAGGAAATTTACCAAACCATTCAGAAATAATATCAAGTTTATCTTTTTTGGTCATACGAGTTTGAAACATAGTAAAGACTTATTTAGGGGGTATCTATTCCCATTCTGAAATCACGATTCCCCCCCCTCCCCCGTCTCTAATTTCGTTCTAACCGCCTATAATGCAGTTATTGTAAACTACACAATAGGGGCTGTAAACACCACGCCAATAGACTTACTCGTAACCATACTGCCTTACTTAATTTACCGACGCTGTCCTGTATCTAGTCAAGCGATCGATCCGTTCTTGCTTCTCTTTCTCTGGTACTTCTGTGCGCTCTGTTGCATTGCCTCTTAACAGCTCCGCTATCTTTGTCAATTCGGCTATATTATTCTTGGATTTATTAAGGATTGAAGCCAAAAATTTTAAATTCTCTTCAGATTGGAGTTTTAAACCGACACGGGTCTCGGCGTTTAGCTTTAGTCTCACACTATATCCCCTTTAAGACTATTCATATCTACTCTCTTACAATGCTCTTTTCTTTTGTCTGTCCATTGTTCTCGCTTCATATGCCATGCCATTGTTGAGTGTGCCAAAGTGTGCTTCTCGCACAATTCATCCATTGTTATAGGCGTTGTGATATACTCTCGCCTAATAACATCCCAGTCTTTACGAATTACCCTCATAATCTCTCCCAATAAATAAAAAAGGGCACTCTGTCTTAACGACCCTCCATATACGGTGGGTAATCATCAGACAAAATGCCCTTCGTTTTGTTACGATCAGGCCTATTTAAATTTTATTAACGTTTTTCTCTTTTCATCCTGTTTTGGCTTACGCCGGTAACTACGTATCAATAAACCCATACAATCATTTAACCGTTTAGCCCTGTCTTTTACTTCTACCATATCAATCTTCATTACTTTCAATTCCATATTAAGATTTCCCTGTATATCCTGCTTTGTCTTCTTTAAAGGCGTAGGTTTAATCTGCAATTCATCTAAAAGCTCGGACAACTTTATATATGCCTCCTCAACTCTTTTTCTCTCGCTCTTAAACATATAACCTCACTTAATTAAGATTAATCTGTTTAGCATCTTTGTACTTTAAAGCCCTAACATGAACATTACAATTACAATTCGCCGGCCTGCCCTTTACAAAGTTTATTTGTACGTACCCATGAAACTCATCCCTTTTTAAGTGCCTCATGTGCTCATCATGCTCGAATTGTGCTCTAAACTCGTCTAGCCAATCCATCTAACAATAATATAATATACCCTTTTCCAGAAAGAGATCGCAGGCCTAGCCAGGTTGTCTCTTATTAGTTTGGTTTGTAATATGCTGTCTATTGTATGAGTCATGGTCTTGTTTTATAGGCATTAGTTTTGCATGGTCTCTAGATCTCGCATAGTGTCTTTTTTCCAGTTTTTAGGTTGAGATTGTGTATAAGTGTCTAACTCTTTATTAACTCTTATTAACTCTTTATATAGGGGGTTCAATTTCTGCACCTTTTGAGCACAAACCAAAGGTTCAATTTCTGCACCTTTAAGTGATATTTTTGAACCTTTTAGCGCTGGAAGGAGCGTTGTGCCTAACATAGTATATTGAGTCTCTTTGCCTCTACCATGAAACTCCTGATATAGTAAAATGCCCTTGTGTTTTAGCTCCTGGCGTGCCTTCCTTAACGAGTTAAGCGCAAAGCCCAGCTTATCTATTATAAACTTGTTGGAAAGGTTAAAGGTTGGTCGTTGCAGATAACAATATAAACCCCGCAAGAATATCAAGAGCAGCATTGTATTGCCCTTTATATCCCGGTCTTGGCATAATTTAAAGAACTCTAACTTAATATATTGATAGCCTTCATCAATCCTTTTTCTTTTATCTCTCTTTGTTGATTGTATTACTTTACTTAGAACATCACTATCCATAAACCCCCCTTGTAATATATATCTATATAGCCCAATCTTTCATAAAAGTATACACTAAATCCCTTTAAAATTCAAATCCGGACAATAAAAAAATGGCATTACTTCTGGTTTGTGTAATCTCACTTCCCTCTTTTCGCATTTGGTATTCTTACTTGCTGGAAGTATTACTCACCAGAAATAATGCCATCTTAGTATGTCCGATAGCAATTTTCTTTATCTCTAGTTTATCACATCCTAAAACCCTGTCAAGAAAATAAACTAAATAATTACTTGACAAAGCTGTGTGTGTGTGATACACTCTAACTAGTTAAGGAAAGGAGTTGATAAAAATATGAACCCGACAAATAATCTCACGGCCTAACAGCGTCGGAGATTTATAGCGTTGATTATGGGATTGTAAGACAGCCAGAGACAGAGAGAGAGGATATAATGGACAACACAAAAACTATTTGCGAATATTGCGGAAAGACCAAAAAAGGGTTATCTTTTTTTATTGGTGCAAGTAATAAACCAGACTGGACTATGGTTGAAGGCACTGGAAAAATGACTTGTCCAGACTGTTATGAAACAGCAATGAAAGAGGGACAGGACAGGATACACAAACATATTGAAAGTTTTAAGTCATAAATACTTAACGCCACTTCTGGCTGTGCTACAATCCTATAATTGACCGAACTTGTGAAGTTTACAAGGGGCAGAAGAAAGAAAGGAAAATATGTTATACTCACCAGAAATATGTAAAGAGGCAAAAGAAAAACCTTATTTATGGGGGTTGCCTAACGAGGCAAAAAAATGGACACTAAAAGCAATAAAGAAAGTCCTAGAAGAAACTGATGTACCTGATGCCATTTTGTGTATGGCAAGAAAACCCATAAAAGATACTGTTTGTCCTACCTGTGGTGGTTATTGTGCTGAACATCTAGGGCTTTATTATTGTCATGAAGAATTTTGCAAGCAACAGCCCTTTAAGGAAGGAGGTAAAAAATGAAAGTAATAACCTTGATTAAAAAATTACTGGATACAGATTTAGATAATGAAGTCCGTTTAATCAATACTAATAAAAAGGACAGTGATGAAGATTATACAGAAAACATTTATATGTCATTTGATGACTATGGAGATGTTTTATTGTATGAAGAATAAAACCCTTAACCTCTCTGCCTCTTCTAAACTTCACAAGGATATAGCAGGCCAGAGGGCGAGGCAAGGACAGAAAGAAAGGGATAAAATGAGTTATGAGATTATAAGAAAAATCCGGATAGATCAAAATAAGGTCTTAATCACTTGTGCCTCAAATAATGTCTATCCACGAACCTTTGAAGAATGCGAAAGTTTTTCATTGAGCAAGATACTTCAAGAAAAAGGCCACGATGCTTTGGAATTAGAAATATTTAAGGCATATGAAAGTGGCTGTTTTCAGCAAGGCTCAAGCAAGTATATGAGAGCATTGGAAGTATTAAGACATTTGCCGGAGTATAAATCTTTTGATTGGCACCTTCCCGGATTAGGCAAGGATTATGATATATGCCAGAAAAACAGAGAAACGCCGGCCTTTGATAATTTGCTTAAAAAGGCATTGAAGACGAGACTCCCAAAAGAAAAGTTTATTGTATTTAAAAAGTATGATGGGGAAAACATTTATTTGTGGAAGATAACAAAAAGGTGTGCCTCATGGATCAGAGAACGAGCAAGGGCAAAGATTTTTAAATATGAAGAAGACGCTAACAACATTAGTGCTTGTTTTCAAAATTCACAGGATTGGCAAGTCGCAAGAATAACATAAACATAACCGCCTTTGCCTCTCCCTCCGGCTTGCTATATAAACTCAAAAGACGATAAAACGCCATGATCAGAAAGAGGGGATTTTTATGTTACAAACCATAGGGGAGAAAAACATTGCATATGTCAAGGAACAGACACACCTGGAACTATTTGAGCAGGCAACATTCCCATTTATGAGCGTTGACTATACGCAGATCAAGCGCAATATCCGGGATCGCCTATCAAGTGGCCTCTTTACTATATGGCAAGGGGCTAAGGGTGAGATTGATAGTATCATTGATGAGGCAATGCTAACATACGTAAAATAACAGACAACAGAGAAACAGCAGATCATGGCGTTTTATCGTCTTTTGAGTGCACTTGTAGGGCTATTTGATGGGATAGGCAGAAAGAAAGGGCGAAATGGAACAGAAATTAAAAGATTTATGTGATAAAATTACAAAAGAACAGCAGCAAAGATTAAGAGAAAGAAAACTTGCCTGTCAAGACAATATGGATAATGCTGTTGCTCGCTATCATATTAAAAGAAAATACAGCTATGTTGATATTGGAAAATCAGGGGCTTATATGATAGATAATGCAACAAGTGAGATTTTTAGCATTAAAGCATATGGGGTAATACATCGAGGACATAGATTTGGAACATTAGACACCATAGATAATTATTTCTGGGGTGATTATCGAGCTTATAAACTTAATTAAATCTCAAACCCGTCTCTCCCATCAAACAGCTCTACAAGTGCTAAAGACCTTTAAAAGTCTTTAGTTTATAGCAAGGGATTTTAACCGCCAGAAATGGCAAGGGAGGGAAAGATGGCTGGCTTCCATAAAGACAAGACTATAAACAAATGGTTTTGCGACGATTGTGGTCAAGAAGTAGACATTAACTTAATAATGAAACCATATAATTACTTTGGAGAAAATAAAAAACATATTTGTAGTCAAGACTCAAGATAAGGAGGAAAATGGAATGGAAAAAAAGAGTTTTATTTGGTTGATTCTTGGATTGATTTGTGTAGTTGGTTTTTGTTTTGGCTGCATCCAAAAACCCGAAGAAAAAAAGGTGGTAGCCAGAATAAATAACTATGTGATGACTCTTGAAGACCTTGAAGATGAAATTAAATATTCCCCTTACACCGGTAATAGGACAGAAGATTTGGAAGAGCTGCTTGATCTGGCAATCAGAAGGCAGGTTCTGATCCAGGAGGCACAAAGACAGGGTGTGGACAAGCACAAGAGTTTTACGAAAACGATAGGACGGTATTGGAGGCAGACTTTAATTAAAGAGTTGCTGGAAAAAGAAAGCCAGAGGATTTATAAGAATATCAGCAAAAGGAAGCAAAAGGAGGCCTTAAAGGCCTTAAAGGCCTGGAAGGATGAGCTTTATAAGAAAGCAAATGTAGAAATATATAGAGAAGTTCTCAAGCAATTACAGGAGAAAAGATAAAATCGTAAACAGTCAGTCGTGGTCTGGTAAAAGAGATCACCACCTAGACGGAAATCTAGCTCTTCCTTTCTTTCTGGCTACGACTGGCTGACTAATTTAGCCCAGAACGATAAAGGAGAGCATATGCCAATAGGACCAGGAAAATATGATTTAGAAACAACCTTAATTAGAAAAAAGACCAATGCTTTAGGAGTAATTTTAATAGTTTTTGGAGGCACTAAAGGTCATGGGTTTTCTATACAAGCACCCCTTGAAATACAAAGAAATATCCCTGCACTATTAAAAGATATGGCGATAAAGATTGAGAGAGATGTACAAAATTTAACCTGAACTTGAAAGAAAAAGAGAGGTGAGGATATGAAGAAAATCCAATTAGGTAATATGGTAAGAGTAAAAGACTATGGATATAAGGATTGGGATGGTAAACGAGGAGAGGTTGTGGCAATAGTAAAAGAGTCAGCTATCAATAGTCTAAAAAGGAAGAATTGGAAGGAATATATAGTTCAATTTTCGCAACCTTTTACTTGGTCTTATTTTAAAAGAAAAGAATTAAGATGGGATGAATAAGGATTTAGCAAGGAGCATAAAGATATGAGCAAATACCCAGAACGATAAAGGAGAGGGATGATGAGTCTTAAAACTTCAAAAGGAAATATGTATGATTGGGTAACACATATGCACTCTCATTTAGGGGGCGAATGTCCTCATAAATGTAGTTATTGCTATGTGCAGAGAAACAGATTTGGAGTTAGTCCAAGATTTCAGGGCAATATAAGACTTCTTGAACATGAATTAAAAGTTGACTATGGAAAAGGGAAAACAATTTTTATAGAGCATATGAATGATATGTTTGCACAAGGTATTTCTCAAGAATGGATAGTAAAAATTTTCCATCATTGCAAAATATATCCAAATAATAATTATGTATTTCAGACTAAAAATCCTGATAGAGCTTCTAATTATATGAATTTATTTCCTAAAAGTTTTATGATAGGAACTACAATAGAAAGTAATAGACCTTATCCAAAACTATCAGACGCTCCCGCTCCAGAAAATAGATTAAGAGGAATATGTATGTTTAAGAAAACATTTATTACAATAGAACCTATACTTGATTTTGATGTAGATGTATTAGTAAACTGGTTAACGAACATAAAGCCTGATTTTGTAAATATAGGTGCTGATTCAAAACAATGCAATTTGCCTGAACCATCAAAAGAAAAAATATGGGCTTTAATAGCAGCATTACAGTATAGAAAAATTACTATTAAAAAGAAAGTAAATTTAGGAAGAATGTTAAATTAAGGAGGCACTTATGAACGATAAACATTTAGAGGTGTTGAAGGAAATAGAGAAGCGTTGGATATCTTCTACTGGTAGATTAAAAGAAGATAAGGAAACTGAAGCCCTCACCTACGCCATCACCCAGTTAGAGAAGCCGCGATTGGAGAAGTTGGATGACAGGAAGGTGAATAAATTAGTTAAAGAGTTTTATGGTGAAAATATTCATTTAGATATTGTAAAAGTTATCTGTCAGAAATTCGGCACTCGTAAGGTTAGTGTGGATGAGATAGAGAGGGCAATAAAACAGAAATTACAAGCCTTAGCAATGAAAATAGATATTCTATCGTCTAAAATAGGGAAAGAAAACTATAAACCAAATTATGATGATAGCAGAGGATTAAATTTAATTTATAAAGAATTATCTAACTATGGTTTATTAGCCCAAGCTATCCATGACCTAATATATATCGGTAAGGTGAAAGGAGAATAGATATGGAGAAAAATAATAATAAATTTTTTATGGGTAAAGCTAAAAAAGCATATAGGCAATACTATAAGGGTTTAAAAACTGCCATTGGCGGTAACGAGAGATTTGCGTGGGTCAGGGATATTTTATTAGAGAATGTTACTGGCAAAGTAATTTTGGATGTAGGTTGTGGTGAGGGAACACTTTTAAAAATGTTAAAGGATAATAACAATGATGTTTTTGGTATAGACGCTTCTGAAACAGGGGTGTTTTCCTGTGAGCAGAAAGGGCTTTCTTGTGCCTTAGCAGATATTAGCATAGATGAGTTTCCCTACCATAATGATATGTTTGATATTGTACTGTGTTTTGAGACAGTAGAGCATATTGAAAGTCCCCATCATTGTTTCTGGGAGATAAAAAGGGTATTGAAAGATAAGGGAACTTTCATTATTAGTATACCTAATCCTAAAAACCTACATCCTTATATTTATCCTTCCCTTTTTAGTTTCAAGAATTTCAAGACTTTTTTATTGATGAACTCTTTTACTATAATAAACATAAAAGGATGGGGTCAGGCCACAATACTAAATAAATTAAATAGATGGTTAAAATCAAAAAACGGTTTGTTATGCACTAAATATATGTCTCGCTTATTGCATTTCATAAGTAGAAAGAGAAATCTTTTAATGCGTAAGAAAATAGGTACACCGTTTAGTTATAGTTACAGTTTTTGTTTTTCCTGTCTCTCTCATAAGAAAGACAAAACTCTTATGGAACAGGTAGCAGAAGAAACTCATCCAATACCTGAATAAGACGATTTAAGTTATAGGAAGGAGAAATAGAGATGGATGCGGATAAAGTCATAGCCAAAGCCATTGAAATTTATAATCGAGAGGGTGGAAAAGAAGGAAGGTTTGAAAGATTAGACTATGAAACATCTCATAGTTATTGTGTTAAGGCAGAACAAGAATTAAAGGAGGAATAGATATGGATATTAAAGATGCGGTAGAGATAACGAAGTTAGTTAATGGGAGTAGTAAATTAAAGCGTAATCCTGAATGTAATTTGACACCTTTTGAGAAAGAAGCCTTGCAAACCCTTATAGACTTTTATAAAGAAGTAAGCGAGGTACATGAAAAAGTAATGGATGAAAAATGTGCCTCTGATGAAATACATTGCACTTGCGTTCCTGTTCTAAGAGAAGAAATAAAAAGACTAAGACAAACCCTTATAGACAGTACAAAGAAGATAGATGAATTAAGGGGAGCATTAGACAGGGCACATAAGATATTTGGAGTAGAGAGCGATAAACTTAAAAAAGAGTTTGGTGCAAAGAAGATAGATGAGGGTTCAAGAAAATGCACCAAATGTAAAGAAGTAAAGTCTGCTACCGAGTTTTACCTTACAAACAGAGCAACTGGTTGCCTGGCTTCGTGGTGTAAAAACTGTATGCGACTTTTAAATCAAACTCCTTATAGGAGGAAATACAATAGAGGTAGTGTGGCTTTGCAGAAAACATCACAGGGAGCTACATAAACTTGCACGATTAGACCAATAGTTAAAGAACTGGAGGGGTGATGAAGAAGTGTAAGTGTGGAAAAGAAGCAAAGGAACATTTTGAGGGTGGACTATCTTGTGGTGATGATATGTGTGATGATTGTTTTTGGGAAATGGTATCAAGGTGTAGAGATAGAAGTTGGTAGATAACTTCCATAAGGAGGGTGCTATGAAACTCAAAGACACAGGGTTGTTGCCGAAGAAGAAAGAGTGTGAATACAGAGTAAGACAATTTGATGGGGGTCATAGGGAATGTGGTGATTGTCCTAACTGTATCTATAACCAAGCCCTTGACGAGTGTGGTGAGATAGAAGTGCTTGAGAGGTTGGATGAGGAGAAGATAATTAAAGCACTGAACGAAAGACGTTATTTTGGAGATACAATGGAAGGAGTGCATTTGGGAGAGATATTATGCAAAAAGAATATAGAAGCTATAGTCAATGTCATCTGTCAGTTCGGCACAAAGAAGATAGATGAGGGGAAGGTAGACCAATTAGAAATTGCAGGGAAGTTTTGTTTACTACAGCCCTGTGAAATAAGAGAAGATGAAGCAACTGGAAGATGTTATGCGTGTAAGATTGGTTCATCTATTAAAAATGCTTTTAGCCAAAGCCGAAGTTAAAGAACTTACTGGAGGTGAGTGATGCTACACGCAGTTGAATACTGTAAAAAGTGCCATAAAGTAATCACATATAAACAACTACTTTTGGTAGTAACAGATAAATTAAGTATATGTAGACCTGTTTCTATTTGTGATTGTCTTTTTATAAATATATCTAAAGAAATAGTAATGGATTTATATAAAGAACTTACTGGAAAGGAGGATTAATATGCCGTGGAAAACAAGAGCAAAAGAAAAAGAGTATAATGCAAGCCCTAGAGGTAGGGCAAGACGGGAAAAATACAGAAAGACAACTAAGGGTAAAAAGGCTATGTGTAGATATGCGCATAGTGAAAAGGGTATCGTGGCGAGGGAAAGAGCAATGAAAAAAATATTTAAGAAGCATAAAGAGTTAAATAGGCTTAAAAAGAAACTTGCCGAGATTTGGAAACTTAAAACCAAGGAGGTAGATCATGCCTAAAATTTTACCAGTAAGACCACAATGTCCGCGATGTGAGAGTTATTATACATATTATTTAACGAGGAAAAAACTTAATCGATGCAGGAAATGCGGACATGAGTTTGTTTTTAAACCGTCAACTCCAGGTGAGACGAAGTCTAAGTAGATGTAATTGATTATATTCCTCCCCTCAACTCCATCCATATGAGCCTAGAACGCCCCCTCCTATCAGGATGAGGGATCTTCTTTAAGAACCATGTCCTACCTGTAAGACCATCACACTTTACAATACGCTCTTTTGCAAAGATAACCTTATATCTAAAGTTCCTGGACATATAAAAGACAGTTATTGCGCTAATAAGTATAATTACCAGGATCTGCTTAGGATGTTTTATTTTTATCTTGATTCTCACAACTACCTCCCTCCTATCTTATTTTTTCCATATTTTGTCTTCTACCATCCTAACTAATATATCTCCATGGCAATCTTGAGGCTTACAAAAGCAGCCTAGTATTTTTCCTTCTAATTCTGGCAAATCATCTATCAAAGATAGATGAGCCATAAAATACGCTTCATACTTACTAATAACTTCTTCTCTGTTTCCATCCTTACCTATAATAAAAGGATTGCCCCATTTACTACCTCTACCAATATAAACATCATATATATCTTTTGTTATATTTACTACTTTCATATCAATTCCTACTTATCCTTAAATTGCTACAGAATTTACAGGGTGTCCACATCCGGCCTCTTCTATGCCTCTTCCCTATTTTACACCTGGGGCAAATCTTGACCGTTCCCTCCAGTTCTTCCGGATTAAAGGCCTTTTTATAGCGTTTTAAGATTGAGCGATTTGAGGTTTCCATTAGTTAATATTTTCTTAATTCCCTATCTTTATAAATACTCTTTTAATAACCTAAAAAAAACTAAGTTCTTTTAGGTTAAATAACTTATGACTCTTCTAATCCTTCTTAGGACAAACAAGAGTCGGATCAAAAACAAAATAAGCACACCTGCGAGAATGTTAAGTATTGGACTTCTCCCCTTGTACTTTTTCCCAAGCCACTTATTTATAGTCTCATCTAGGATTAGGCAGTATTGGTTGTTGGTCATATTAGTTTTTTCTCCCGTAAGTAGCACCACATCTTGCCTCTTGCTTCGGCTTCGGTATTGCCTCTAATTTGTGTATAATAATTCCCATAACAATCTTCATAAGCAACTATCCATTCACTATCTTCTTTCCATATTCGTAATGTATGTATATACCCGTTATCGAGTTCTATTTCATCAGGCAACCTCTTTCTCTTCTCTCTTCACTTCCCTATCTCCTGTTTTATCCTAATCTATTTTGAATTATATTTTTCTAAAAAATTAGCTGCTTTTAATAAATCTTGCATAGCAACCTTAAACTGTACTTCCTTTGGATTAAGTTTAGTTACACAGATTGTGCAGATAAGTTTTTTTCCTAGATTATGAGGAGATACCCATACATCTTTTCCGCACCTGTGGCAAGACATTAATAAGGAATCATCTGTATGTGTACCCTCTTTACCTATACATACTATCAGTATTTCCTCTATTTCTTCTTTACCCACCTTTTAGTACCTCTTTTATCCTTTGATACACATCTTCCGGGATTGCGTATTTGCCTTTTAACGCTTGTGACAAATACGATGGCGAGACCCCGGCTTTCTTAGCCATTCTAGCCTGACCATATATTTTTATAAAGGTATTTATCTCACGATCTTCGTAATAATTTAGGACTCTCATGGCAACCTCCTAAAAGAAAGGGATCCTTTTCAGCGCGACAACAGAGAAACAGCTAAACCATCTCTCCTCCTTTTACGCTTACGCAAGGATCCCATTTTAATAGAAAGTCTGTTCCTCTGCTGTCTTGTGAACTATATCACTTTTTAGGAATTTGTCAAGATTAATTAGTTACAGCTAATTTATATTTTAAATATTACTATACAGCTTGGAAATGGCGCAGAATTAGAATATTCAGAAAATTTCAACCTACCCTCAATAAATCGAATTTCCTTTGCTTTCATAATAAAATCATGCCACCAAATAGTATCAGTTCTGCTTGGGATTAGAAAAACTACCAATTTAGCCTGTAGGCTTTCTTCATATCCCTTTTTTATCCATTTACCAATTTCTCTACCATAAGGAGGATTTATAAAATTTCGTTTTTTTCAAGATATCCTTAATCCATCAAACTTAGGATTATTAGGACAAGGATCAAAATTAAAGTTAAATTCCTTGTTTAACTCCTTATATAACCATTCTGGGGTTCGCCAATCACTACGAATAGATGTCATCATCCCTTTAAATTTTTTCATATTTTCCTCTTGACACAAAACCGTAAAAATGGTATAGTTTATATCTAATTAGACTTAGATATTAACATTATATATATCTTCCTTTTCCAAGTCAACAATAAAAAATTGTTAGGAATGAGGTAAAGACAATGGAAATGTCACAGGATAATTGGGAATTGGAATATAAATATGCAGGCAGTTTTCAAACTGCTTTAATGCGAGCTATTGAATGTGCAGATAAATCTAACTTAGCAAAGTTGGAAGAGATGTGGCCAAAAATAGTACAAGCATATCGCAGATATGCTGAAAAATAGATAACCAAGGAAAATATGAGAGCTGGATATAGGGATTTTTTTCTTCGGGGGCAAGAGCACCTGCTTGATACGCTAAATGCTCAAACTAGCCAGGAAAATAGTCGACTGTTATATCCAGCTCTTTTTTTGCTGACCAAGGTAATAGATATGATCAGAACCGAGAGCGCATCAATATACCTCTTCCACGCCTTTGTGGTGAAGAATGTGGGTAGGCATATCAAAGACGCCTCTCGGTTCTTATTGGGTTGGTGGTGTATTGGAGGCACGTCAGATCGTAACTCTGGAAAAGGAGGTTCGATTCCTTCCCAACCCACCATTAACTGTATCACAACCGTATCACACCACAATAACCGTATCACTATCATAACCGTATCACCGTATCATAAGCACATTTTCATAACTTTTATATTAAAATCATCCGTATCAAAACCGTATCACCGTATCACTAACCGCGTCAATTATTATATTAAAGGTATAAGAAACCGTATCACCGTATCAAAACCGTATCATTAATTATTAACCGAAAGAAAGGAGAAAAGAAGATGAAGACATTATTAGTAGCGACAATATGTTTTATGTTTATAGGGGTTACGAGTAATTTCGCAGAACCAGTACAAGAGCATACTTGGGAATTAGGAACTGAAATTTCTAACAGAAAGTATGAAGAACCAGGTCTAATGGAACAAGAAGGTATAATGTATGGTCTGTTAGGTTCTTATACTTATCGTAATGGTGTTATGTTAAGAGCAGAAGGTCTATATAGTTTTGGACAAGTAGATTACAAAAATTCAGGAACCATGGATAATATAGACGATTACGTGTTGGAGTTCAGAGGACTGGCAGGTTATGATCATCCTTTATCAGAAACATCTACCCTTACGCCTTATATAGGAATAGGGTATAGATATTTATTCGATGAGTTTGGAAATAGACTAACTTCAACAAATGCACTTGGTTATGATAGGGAATCACAGTATATTTATAGTCCTATAGGCGTAGAAATTACTGCTCCTCTAGAAAATAGTTGGTCTGTTAGGACAATATTAGAATATGATATTTTCTGGTGGGGACAACAGAAGAGTTATATGAGCCAAGCTAGAGTGTGGAGTGCCGTGCCGGGTTGGTATACTCATAATGATGTTGAAAATGACCAAGACAAAGGCTATGGTATTAGGGGTTCAATAGAATTTCAGAAGAAAGGCGAGAAGCTAGATTTTGCAATAGAGCCTTTCATAAGATATTGGAATATCAAGGACTCAGAAACGGTTACTGATACGGTTCTCTCAGAAAATGGATTATGGCTTGTAACTGATTCTTTCACTGAGCCAAAAAATGAGACTACTGAATTTGGTATTAAATTTACAGCGAAGTTTTAATTTTTAAATTGCATAAAATTGGGGATAAGGATGGAAAATTTCACCCGTGGGATTAACCGTATCATAACCTTATCAAATTTTTTATGAATATTTTAATACTCTTTGTGATAGCGATGGTTATAGTTGTAGGCGTGGTAAGGGACAAGATGAGGAAAGACAAACAAAACTGAGAGCCGGCACAGCAGCATCCTGCCCAAAAAGACCCTCCATAGTCTAATGGCTCAATCGGGGATATGTTTCCCGGCTCTCTAATTATATAGGAACAATAGAATGAGCAAAGAAGTATTATTTAAGTCCAATATTAAAAAGATAAAATCCTTACCTAACTGGGAAAGAGGAGGAGGCGGTCACGCTTTGCTTTGGCATACCCTTAGAAAATTAAAAATAAATTCAGCTATCGAAGTTACTTTAGAAGAGGGAAAGAAACAGCTACGCAGGGGACTTTATCGCAAATTTAAAAATGAGAAATGGAGGATAGGAGCAAGGAAGATAAACACAGAAGGCACTATTTGGCAGTTTTTTAAAGTGCCACGAAGAGGAGGGGAGAATGGCAAAAAAGAATGAACCAAAAGTTGCAAAGTTTAAATGGGAGAAGATAAAATTTACCTCTGTTCAATGGCAAAAGGGTAGATACACAAGTAAGTACGACGACCTTTGGCGAACACTTAGAGGGATAAGAATGAATTCAGCTATCAAAGTTACATTAGATGTACCTTGTAAATTTATACCTACTCTTGCTAGGAGGGTGTTTAAAAACGAGGACTACAACCTAAAACCACATTTGCTAGACCTTGGTGAATATAAGATTTGGATATTCGCTAAAATCTCTCGAAAAAAAGAGGCAGAACCCAAAGATTAATTTTTAATATATGTTAGAAAGAGTAGAATATGTTATAATTATAGAAGAAGAGTTAAGAATTTATTATGAGAGATACCTTTAATATGAATGTTGTAAAATTTGGTCATAAGCTAAAACTAGGTCGGGTAAGATTAAACCTAACCCAAACTAAGTTCGCTAAAAAGATACATTCAAATCAAAAATCGGTCTCGCTTTATGAGAAGGGTAGAATATTACCACCTTTAAAAGCATTTGTTAAAATTATAAGTTTATGTAACGAATCAGCGGATTACTTTTTAAATGATTTAAGGAATTAATATTTAATCTAACCCTAAAAAAGGAGGAGAAAGATATGGCAACACACTGTATTTTTGTTAAAAAAGATAAAAATGGTATACGCATGACAATAGAGAAGATCCCTTTACATAAATTGAAACTAGATCCTAATAATGTCAGGTTCCGGCATATTAAAGAAAAATTACATGATGATGAAATGGAAGACCTTGTTTGGAGTGAGAACGATACAAAAAAGTTATACCAGTCTATCTTGGCTTCAGGAGGCCTTTCTGAAAAACCCTTTGTCAGTTTAAAAAATGTGGTATATGAAGGGAATAGAAGGGTTGTCTGTTTACGTAAAATAATAAAAAATATAAAAGAAGGTGAGTTGAAAGACGTCAACTCATCAAGGTTTAATACCGTTGAATGTGAGATGCCCATAGATGATATAGCTCCTTTAGAAATAGATATACTTAAAGCAAGATGGCACGTTAGTGGTAAAAAAGAGTGGAGTGCACTTAACCGGGCAGGCCATGTATATGATTTATATCATAATAGAGGCCTATCGTATGAGGAAATCCAGGCATATGTTCAGATGAACAAAAACCAAGTTTTTGTTCATCATAGAGCATATCAGCTTACAGTTGAATATATGGAGGCTTATCCAGATGATGCTGATATTAAAAGATTTAGTTATTTTGCAGAGGTTTACTGTCATAGAACTGTAAAAAATTGGATTGAAGAGGATGAAAGAAATAAAGAGTTATTTTTTGAATGGATCCATGATAAAAAATTCGATGATTTAGGTTCATCAGATACAAGAAACTTCCGTTTTATATTGCCTAACAAACTCGCAATGAAAGAATTTACCTCAAAGACTGGTACTTATACCAGTGCTATGAAAATAGTTTTAAAAGATGATGTATCATTAGGCAGTAAAACTTTTAGAATAATAAAACACGCCACTAACGCTATAGAAAATATGCCACGTGGTGAATTTAAAAGTTTACCTAAAGATACAACAAAGAAAAATATATTATTTGAGTTATATAATAAGCTGGAGAAGATGTTTAAGGAGTTGGGTATAAAGCCGTAAGAAAGGATGGGTTTTAAATCAAGCATTGCAACAGAACTTATTAAACAAAAACCGTTGGTAAAACTTTTATCTTCCTGTTTAGCATTGGAACGAAAAATGAAAGAGAAGAAACCTTGAAACATAAGATGCGTGTATTTTTTTACCTAATAAATTAAGAAATTATTAACTATGAGAAGAAATAGCATTAGAGGTATTTTATGGACGATAGAGAGTTAATCTTTACAGAACAAGCAGATAAGCACAGAGATGCGCATAGAGCAGAAAAAGAGCAAGAGAACAAAGCTAAAGACGAAGGGATAGATACTGAAAAGAGGTGCGTTTTCTGCGGAGATAGCCTTCTACTTTATAATGATGAACTTATCATAGACGAGGCATGTCCTTATTGTAGCGCCAAGCGTGTGCGAGAGATACTTGGAAAGAAAACTAAAATAGTACGACAAAAACGGGAGGGAATAATGGATAAGGAAATAGTAGTTAAGGATGCGATTGTAATGCCAGCAGTAACAGCAGAAAAGGCAGTAGAGGCCTTTAATGCCTATCAGGAGTTAGCTAATAAGATAATACGGCCAGAGGATATACAAAAGATAAGTGGTAAGGACTTTAAGAAGAAGTCTTTTTGGCGTAAGTGTCAGAGGTTTTTCAATCTTTCTTTAGAAAAGTTGGAAGAAAAGAGAGAAGAATATGGAGGGCATGGCTTTACATATCACTTCACCTATCGGGCTACTGCTCCCAATGGTGCTTTTATGGATGGGTGCGGAAGTTGCTCATCTGACGAGAAGGATCTATTAAAGACAGAGCATAATACAAGGGCAATAGCAGAAACAAGGGCTAAGAATAGGGCTATTGCAGATTTAGTGGCATTTGGAGAATGTTCGGCAGAAGAAATAGTAGAGGCAGAGACCTTGCATCCAGAACCCGAAACACAACTAAAATTTGAGAATCGACTTATAAGTGAAAAACAGCGTAAAAGATTATTCGCCATATCTAAATCTTCGAATATGCCAGATGATAAAATGAAAGAATTTCTATTTGATAAATTTGGTTATGATAGTTCATCTGAGATTAAGGTAAAAGATTATGAGAATATTGTGAACTACGCATCCAACTATAAAAATTAGACTCTTTTTATACCCAATGAATCAATAAATACTTAAATTTAAATCTCTTTAAAAAGTCTCAATGAACACAGTTTTAAAGATAATACTATCTATTTTATTTATTCCTACCGCGATATTCCTTGTAGCTATATTCATATTAAGAAGGAGGTTAAGGTGAAATGGTTTACAATAATCCTCTTTGTTTTCTTTTTGGGGGGGTGTGGAGGAAACAGAGAAATTAAAATTGCTTTATATGAAAAAAGAACTGATAGTAATCCCAATAGCATTATTTCAGTGGATATTTATAAAGAGTTTCCCAAAGAATATATTATTTGTCAAAAATGGTGTTTATCTTATCCTATTATAAGTAAAAATCCCCATAAAAAAACACTTATAGAAAATAGGTATTGGGTGAGCGTTTGGGAAGATGGTAATAAAGTAAAAACAGGAATATTGTTAGACGAATATAATGCTTTCTTTAAGAAAAACAAAGAGTTTTTGAGGAAATTTAATGCCCTTGAAAGAGAAAAAATATGGGAAATGTATTTAACTAATCCCCATTATTAAAAGAACTTACTGGAGGTAAGTGATGAGTCAAGGAAATTATGAAGCTGCATATTGTGAGCATTTACATTCTTATATAATGGAGGAATTTCATAAATGGCGTAAGAAGAATAATTTACCTATAAATGTAACTATGAATGGAAATGACTTATCAAGAATAATAGGGCCTGCAAAATTAAGATTATATTCTGAAAGACCAGAAGCCGAAAAAGCAGGTTTTAAGATTATAGATTAGAACTTACCAGAAAAATATGAAAATTATTCTGTTTGTTCTCGCACTAATAGGAATAGTAACTTTAATGACAATGCTTTTGATGTATAGTGTGTTTGTTTTAATGCTCCACTACTCTCTCGATCGCCAATATAGGAAACGCAAGTTTAAACCCGTAGTATATCTTTATTGCCGATTTGTAAGGGGCAGCTGCATATTAGAAAAGATAGACGAATATGATGGGGTTTTCGTTATGGGTCGTTGCAAATATTGTAATCGGAAGTGTATCGTGAATTGATATGACAGGCAAATGCGATTGCTGTAAAAGGAAAAGAGAATTATTCCCCGATATAAGATGGGAAAAAGGAAAGGCGGTGGAATTTGCTTGCTGTAAGATTTGTCTGAATAGAAGCAATAAGAGTTTCTGGAAGAAGAAATGAAATCATTTAAACTATTTTATAGGCTTATCGGCTGGTTAATACTCGGTATATTTATCTTTGTATTGGGTTTGATATTTTTAATCATCTCTACGATTTACGAATGGTTTACCTTTCGGAATATGAAAAAGTGGGCAGAAGAGAAGGGTAAAATCTTTTATGGTAATGAAGATGAGTAGGTCAATACTACTTATATTATGTATTTTGTTATCTGGATGTGCCAAAGAAGTAGAAACAAATTTATATAAACCAGAGGAAAAGTGGGATGCGAGGTATATGCATGGGGATTTTGATGCTATGTATGATGGGGTTATTGAATAGTTGTGTTTTTAGGATACAACAGATGCCTTCCAATAATGATGAAGCCTCCATCGAATACAAAATAATGATGAGTACATTTGATAAAGAAACTCAGTTGATAATAAAGGCCTTCGAGAAGAGTAATCAAGATCCATTTGTAATCGCAAGGATGTTAAAAGATAGCAAATCCAGCTCATTAGAGGGGTTTATACTTTACTTGAAAACCGAGCTATATAAAGAATTGTCCACTACAAGCGAAATGTTGGATAAGGAAATTTTTGATATAGTGCGAGAAAATTATAATTTATTGAAGGAAATGGTGGAACAAGGTTATGATTTACTAAAAAATCACTTAATTATGAAATAAACTAATGTTAAATTTAAAAGAAATCATACCCAATACAGAACTTTGGGATAAGGTCTGTGGGTGGATTATTATTTTAATAATAACAATGTTTATCTATTTGAAAGGGAGAGATAAATGAGTACATCAGAAACAAGAGGTCTTGCTTTTTTAAAATGATTTACTAAAATAGGAGGGAAACGCATGACTATATTAGAAAAAGTAGGATTTATAATTGTAACAGGTTCAGTCGGTTTTTTACCAACATTATATTTTTTAGGGTTGAAGTTTCTGCCTAACATTTTCACAAGGAGTGGTTGGCCATACAACTGGGAAGGATCAACTCCTCATACCATGTGGTTCTTATTGATATTTTCTATAAATATCCTGACATACATTATCATGCTCTTATTTGTTGGACATTGGAAATATAAATGGTTTGGGAGATAACCAATGGCAGGGGAGACCATAAGAGATAAAAAATGGTACAAGTGCGTAGATAGCCTATTAATAGAGGCCTTTTTGACCCTTAGAAACCAGGAAGACCTGGGACACAAGTGGGTTCGCGTGGACTTTACCCGGAGAAAAGGAAAAGATATTTTTGTTATAATAGATGGCAATATTGGAGCAAAGACTTTTGAAGAACCAGAGATTGTTGATGATGGGATAAGTTAGGATATGTCCAAAATCACCATTTCCGACGATAAACTCTTAAAAAAGTGTCTCTAAGAGCCTCGTGGTTGGACTATCTCGATGCGACCCATATCATAAGACCTGTGCTTTCTTGCGGTATCTTCGCCAGGGCATGCCTGCTCCAATTCTTACAGCCCAGTACATTAGCTTTCTTTTCCAATAAGGGACTTTTAAAACTTTCATCGCTTCAAGAAAAATCTGGTCTGTTCGTTTGCGGGTATAAGTACCTACTGTATAAAGGTAGTCGTGTAAAATTGAGGCATAGCCATACTTTCCCCAAGCGCCACCTATGACACTCCAGAAAATCTTTGGGATACTGGCAAGGTCTGTTATGAAGTCTTTAGGGATTTTAACCACTTCGCCTGAGTCCTTTGAGCCAATGTGATATTCAAAGGCTTCCATTACACGCCAACGAATACCATCTAATAAAGGTTGAAGTGGTGGGTGTTTAGTGAATGAACTCATCTTTTTCTCCAAGCTGACCTTTTTTGGAGGTAATTATGCCAAGACCGAAAGGAAGTAAACTTACAAAAAAACATAAAAGAAAAATTTAAAATTCTATAGTTGTTCTTATAGTGTAATCCGCTGTCCGAAAATTATCGATTTGATGTTCTCGGCGAAGTTCAAGGATTACATCTATCTCTTTTTCCTTGTCTATCTCAATCCTTTTGGCGATACCATAATCTAACAGAAGATTATCATCCCCCTCATCCCCTCGAAAAAAGTTATCAATGTTGTCTGCGTATGCTATGCCTCCTTTAGTTATCCTGCACATCTATTACTTCCTTTTCCTCTAATAAACTTTCCATATTCTTCAAACAAGGTGCACACTTCGCAGAATGACATTCCGAGTTATACCGCTTCATATTAACTATCTGTTGGCAGAGGACACGAATGATATGCGGGTCATAGGATATTCGTTTAACGGTCATTTATCGCTATCTCCGTCAATAAATCTATCTGTCTATCCTGTTTCCGTTCCCGTTCCATCTCGTACTTTTCCCGTTCCTTATAAAGCATTTTCTGAACCTCTATATAATCATCCAAATTATCAGCTAAAGAGGAAATAGCAATAGTCTGTTCCATATCATTTTCCTTGAGTTCCCCCGTTGTTTTAGCCAATAACTCTACTTGTTTAGGGAGCTTGAGGAACCCAGAGAGATACCCCAGAAACACTATTATAGCAAGGCAGGATACAATAATAGTTCTTAAATCACTTACGAAACTTACAAACTTTTTCATTCGTTCCTCCATTATTCTCGTTTCAACAACTCCATCTCTTTTACCGCCTGCTTGATTACCGCTTTATTCAATCCCAATTTCTGCATAAAGATAGTGTGCATCTGTGTTTCATCATAGGGAGTATCAGGATTATCCTCGTTCTCATTTCTATAGATATAATTCCGCCCTGCTTCTCTCCTTACTTCATCTCCATTAACATCTCGGGATATTATATAAGTACGCACCTCTGAATGTTTAAGATGTATCTCCATATTGTCAAAGTCCAGGATTGTATCGACAATGGGATTTTGAGGGTTGACAATAGTTTCATCAAAAGTCTCTTGTGCTAAGCAACTGACCGTAAAGGTTAATACAAATATACATACCGCCATAAATAATAAATACTTTACGAGTTCTTTCATGCTACCCCCTTTTTATTGTGGTGTTATCCTTAATAAAGCATCCCCTAACTCAAATGTCTTATTCGCCGTTGTTACGATTTCCCAGATAGCCCCCTCATTCCCAGAACCATTTATATTCACGGAAAGATTGTCCCGTTTCCAAGCACCATTCTCTCCATCAATTACATTATCCTCAGTTGTTGAATGGTCTGTTGCCATAGCCGCTATTGCTGTTGGAGGGGTCGCACCGCTTCCAGTATAAGTCCAATCTGTATTTCCTGCTGTCCCCTTGTGATGCCTTAAAATAAGATTGGGTGCAGTATCAGTCGCACCGCCTAACCAAGTGACTTCTAACCCCACTACAGCAAAATCGGTATTGTTATTATCCCAGTATTTAGCAAATCCAAAATCGCATATTTTCGCTGTTCCGCTTACTACTGAAATAGTCACCTGTCCTAGCCATTTTATATTCGTTTCATAATAAGCCCCTGCCGAAGTGGAAATCGGTATGACTAAATCTTCCGTATCAGGCGAGGCATCTCTCACACCTCCATCAGTTATTGATGTCCCTGTAACCCGTATGGTAAGTTCATCCACCGTATCCGCACCAGTGACTATGAAGAAATGGGCTGCGTATGAGGAATTAACTGTCCCAAATGTAGGATTTCCACTAAAATCATTCGCAGTCCCAGAGTGTTTATAAAATCCCCCAGCGTAAGTCGTCCCTGAAGCACCAGAACGGGAACGGAAAGCCCAAGATTCTTCACTCGCCCCAGAAAGCCAGCTTAATATCCCAGAAGCATTGGTCGTTAAGACATCACCATCCTTTCCATCAGCAGGAGGCAATACCCATATCTGGTCTGCTGATAGGGCAGGGGCTTCAAAACCTACATAATTAACCCCCTCATAGAACCTTAATTCGTTATTTGAACCACCTATTAAGACATTTCCATCTACTTGCAAGAGAGAACCTGGGTCTGTCGTCCCTATGCCGACATTGCCATTTCCCAATACCGATAACCTGGTTCCTCCAGCAAGTGTATAAGTAGAGGAAGCTTCATTAGTCGCTGATACAATAGTCATAAGCGTATCATTTGTAATCGCAGTAATAGCCCTGGTTTCAGCAGTATCAGTAATCGTTATGGTATCACCGACCTTAAAAGTATTTAAGAATTGAGTCCCAGTTCCCGTGCAAGTTGTGTTTGTTGTTATTGCTACAGTTCCTACTCCTGCTGTGCTTTGTACTACTTGAAGATTTGCTGTTGGTGCAGTTGTTCCGATACCGACGTTGCCTGAATTATCTATTCTCATTGCTTCTACCCAAGTAAGTACATCATCGGTTGTGCCGAATGGAGCTACATAAAATTGTATTGTGCCTAATTGTAACCTAATTCTAGATGCTTCATTTGTTTCAATATATCTCCAAACAGTATCGTAAAAAGCATTTTGTATTAAATCTAATGCGTCATCAGTTTCGTCTACTAAAGTAAGACCTCCTGTAAGGCCAATCTGAAAAGCCTTAAAAGCACTATGCCAAAGTTTTAATGCTGCATTGCCAATACCAACATTCTCATTCTCCGTATCAACAATCAATATAGGTACTCCGCCATCAGAGTCTCCGAGTTGAATACCTGTGGTTGAGTCTATCTTTGTCCATATTTTAATACCGCCTGTCCCACTTGCTATATTAAAATCATCTTGGTCGTGCCATAAGAAACCGCCATCTGCGGCGACTGTTTCATCGCTTGAAAGGACATCTAAAACAACATTAGCAGAAGTAGCCCCTGCTGGCCAAGCAGAAGTAGGGGAGCGGTTGGCATTACCCATATCGGCTCGTTCCATAAAAGAGACATAACCAGAACCAGTAGCACTTCCTACATTTGTCCCCCATTGGGTATTATCATTACCAGTAGTTTCTAACGATATTTGAGAAGTTGATGAGTTTCCGAACCGAAGCGTAACATCATTTAATATAAGGATAGGGACAGCAAATGCTAAAAGTTGTGAATGTGCCGTAGTAGAAGATACTCTTACCGCATAAAATTCTTCGTCAAAATCAAATGTCATTTCTCCATTAAAAGCTCCCTCTACCCCACCTATAGTCAGGACGCTTGCCATACTTGAACTTACGAGGATAGAAGCACTGGAACCTGAAAAGGTGAGGTTTCCGCCTAAAGTAGTATCTCCTGTTATCTTCGTTGTGCCGCCGACATATAGTCTAAAATCAGGGAAGGAATATCCGCCACCGATTGAGACGTTGCCTGAATGAGGATTTAAAAATATATCCTGCGAACCTTCTGCCCTGAACCATTGGTGATTATCGGTCTCATTTTTTATTATGAAGATGTCGCTTTCTGCGTGGATACCCATTGTGTCGCCACCGGTAACTACGAAAGAGATGTCAGGGCCTGTACCTGTTAGATCTAAATCACCTGTATAGAAATTCCTCCATCTTTTAGTCAAAGAACCCAAATCGTATGTGTCTGTAGCAGATGGTAGGATATGCGTCGCTACTACCTTTAAATAATTCACAACACTTCCAAAAGCCCCTTCTCCTCCGAAACGGGCAATCGCAATCTCTGAATGTATGCACAATACAAAAACAAGTAATAATACGAAGATAAGTCTATTCCTCATATCTTATTCTTCTCCTTTTTATGAATAAGGGTAAGGGATGTCGTTGCGTCATTATTCGCCACTACCTTAAATCTTATATATCCCGTTATCTGCGGGGCGAATGAAATCCACCTATCACTTGTAAGTGCCGTTACTACCGTATTTAAGGCAGTTCCATTTATATCGTACGGTATATACCAATTCTCTTTATCTACCGATACCTCGAAGGTGATGGTGATACTTGCGGTTGTCTTAACTAAAAGAGAGGTGTAACCATCTGAATAGAAAAATGGTATTGTTTCACTGTAATAAGTCGTTCCCGATGTTAATACTTTGTCTGTCCAGTTTGAGTTTGATGTATCTTTTATTATTTTGGGTGTTATTACGGATTGCATAATGGCTCCTTATTCTGGTCTGAAATCTATCCCTTGCTCACTACTTTCCAACTTCGCCTTCATTTCTTCTTCCATTTGTTCTATTCTTGCATTATTAAAGGCGGTCTTTTCTTTTATTTGTTCTGGTGTAAAAATAGTAGTCTTTTTTAATTTAGTATTTAGTTTCTTGAAGAAAGTTATTATCTTCTGCATTGGTTCTACTGATTTACCTTTTTCAATAAGGTCTTTATTTCTGTCTATCAGTTCTCTTCCTTGCTGAAATCTTCCTTGTTGGAATAAATCCTTGGCAGATTTTAATACCGAATTAGCAGAACGGACTAATTCACTCGGTGTTGGGGCGTAGGTCTGGACACCCACACCAAATATAGCGGGTATTCCCATTAGTATTCCTTCTAATCCCCTTTCATCATACAAATCTTTCATATCCTGTGCCACCATAGGGGTAAAGCGATTAGCTACCTCTTCCCCCATCACAACCTCTTTTCCAATAGCAGTTCTCCCTCTTAACATAGTAGTAATAAATGATGCTACAGGGGACTCTTTAGTGGTAAAAAATCTTGATATAATTTCCATTCTTGTTAGTGGCTTGTATCCTTCGCCTACAGTAGTTATTACCCCTGTGGTAGTAGATATGTGTTCTCCTGTGATAACTTGAGCAGCAGCCCTAATATACTGTTGAAAGCCACCTAAAATATCAAAGCGGGTATTTCCTACTTTTATCTTTCCAAAATCTGCGCTTCGTGGATCAGCACCCACCTCCGCCCCTCCCATTTTAGCCAAACCAAATATAGAAGCAGCAGTACCCGCAAAAGTAAATAAAGACTTTAACGCCTCTTTTCTCACAAACGGATCTAACTTTATATAGAAAGCAGGGTTTAATAAACTCAATCTTGAAGCCATAAGACGAGGCGAGAAAAATATGGTATTTAAAGCAACAGCAGCATTTTCCAATACACCTAGATTTCCTCTACCAGTAGCAGCACCTATGAACTTTGAAATATCATTAAGGACTTTACCCTCTACTTTAATTCCCTGTTTTCGTGCCGATTTTACCAAATCCTCAAATACATCAGCCCTTAATTTATTAAGAAATCCAGTATATGCCCTATCGGAAGCTCTTACTATTTTGCCTATTCCAAAAGGCAGTCTCTCTGCCAATCCTGACATAAACGCTTCTTCTCTACCCGTAAGTCCTGCTCCTATATCAGTAAGAGCGAGTTTACTTTTTCTCATCAAAGGATAAGTAGATTTTTTCTTTATATTAGCCATTAAGCCTTGATAAGATTTTTCGCTAAAGAAGTATTTAAACATATCCCTAAATGCAGGAGCGAATTGCTTTGGTCTACCAACTAAGAATACCCCTTGACGCAGGGGTGCGGATAAGTCAGCACTTGCCATCAAAGCTCTGGGAACATTTAAGACATCAGCAATCCCCTCCCCTACTCTTTCACCTAACAATCTTTTAGTTAAGATTGTATTAACAAAATCTTTAGGGAATATTTCTCCAAGTAATTTCAATTCACCTTTAGTGGGAACAGCACCACCTTCCGCACCTAATAATTTTGATAACCCAGATTTTGTAGTGATTTTTTCCAAAGGTAATAAATCAGGATTTCTTTCTATAATATCAAATAATGAGTCAATATCGGGTTGCTTAATCTTTCCTCTTATGCCCTCAAATTTAGCTTTTGGTAATTGTCCCTTTAATGCCTTTAATTGTTCAAAATACCCCGCTTCACCACCGACTTTAGCAGCTTTCTCTAATTGAGCCACTCTCTTTATACGTTCGGCGGTGAACAATGCTTCCTGTTCTTTTCTTAAAGGCTTTGCTTCCTTTATGGCTTGGGTTATTTTTTGGACAGGACTTACGACAGGTTTGGGTAATTCCACAGCTTTTTGAGTAAGCGGTACTTTAGGTGGTATGGGTTGTTTTAGTTCTGTAGTTTTAAAAATAAGTTTTTGCCCTCGTTCTTTAGCGCCTTTTATACTTGCTTTCTTCATTATTTGATAATCCTTAAGATTTAAATCTTTTGTTACTTTTTGAGTTACATTATGTAGTTTTTGAGTATCAAAATTATATTCTACAACCATCTTTGAACCATCACTCGCTGTAATTGTAGCTCTTTCTATTTTTCCAACTTGCATAGGTTTAGGCCTGCTTGGAGTTACTGTTATCTCTTTTGCTTTAACCCTTGGCTTTGGTAATCTTGCCTCTTTGACTTTGGCTATTGGTTTTTTCAATAAAGTCGGTACATATTTTTCGGCTAACTGTAATCCCTTTTTAGTAGCAAGGACTTTTCCTATACCTGCTCTTACCGCACCACCAGCCAATCCCCCGGCTATCACCATTTCAGGAGAAGCAAAGTCTATCAATTCCTTACCAAGTTCTCCTGCGATATTCACGGCATAAGGTCTTTCTGGTTTTGCCGATATGAATTCTTTTATAACTTCTCTCTTTTCTCTCTCGCCAGCAAGATAATCTGGTACTATTCTTTGGGGAGCCAAAAGAGCCTTCTTTGTCTTTTTAGTAATCCCAGTTAAAATAGGCGATACCTTTTCTGCGGCTGTTTTAATAAGGGGCTTTTCTTCCCTGAAATCAATAGTCGCAGTTTTTGTGGTTGGTCTAAAATCTATTGCAGGTCTAAAATCTATCGCCATTACCTTGATGTCCTTTTAAATCCAGCTTGTAACGCTTCTTGTAGTTGACTCTTGGGTATATTCCCTCGCCTGCCATCAGGATGAACTACTGAAATCCTATCTCCTTCAGGAGTTTTAAGAAAAGATTTTCTATCGGTAGGTAATGTAGGTTCTTCGCCTTCTCCAAAAAAATACTTCTGAAAAGGATCTTCTTTGGGTTGGAATACCGAACCGAAAGGTCTTTCTCCAATTACTTGACCTTCAGGATCTACAATCGCCTGTGGTTGTCTGGTTATCCCAACTTTAGCCCTTTCAAACTCTAATGCTTCTTCCCTTGTCGTGGGTTTATATGCAGGAGTAGGAGTGTATTTAGCCTTAATCTTTTGTTTTATCTCCTCTGTCTGCCCCAATGTCTCAAGGGCTTCTCCTGTCTCTCGTTGGGATTTTAACCGGTTAGCAACTTTCTTGATGGCAGAACCTATGCCTCCGAGTTTGCCACCCGTGGCAAAGCCTCGCTCAAAACCCCTTCCCAAACCTGCTTGAACTGCACGCCAATCAGCCATATCAATTAACCTCCGATTTTAAATGTTTCTTTTTTATGACAATCTTTACATAAGGTTTTGCCATTATTTATATTCCAAAATGGTTCATAAGTTATTGACAACCTTACAAGTGTCTCCTTGTCTTCCATTGGCGAGAACTGAGAATATTGTTGTAAAAATTCTGATAGTATTTCTGCGAATGGTTTTTTATGATGCGCTATTAAATAACCCCCCTCATTGAGACATTCCTGACAAGTATAGTTATCTCGTTCAAAAACTTTCTTTCGCCAGTTATCATTCTCAAAAGACTTTCTTAGTGTTTCATATAAAGGGCTTGTTCCGCCTTTCCATTTCCAATGCTTATTGCCTGAAATTTCAATAAATTTTTTATTCTTATTCCAAGGAATATGCCCTTTATTAAAAAACGCTCCAGAGGATTTAAGTTTTTCTAATGTTTCTTTTGTATGTTTTTTCCCTGTCATCCAAGGTTTTTTGCCTTTAAGATTTTTCCAATAACATTGAAAGCTACAATATTTAGCTCTTTTAAAAGATGGAAAAACCTCAAATTCTTTATTACATTGCAGGCATATTTTTTCTATTTTAGGTTTCCAATGAGAGTTATTTTCACCAGAAAATTCAGGAAATTTCATTCCCTTGTTCCATGCTACTTGTAATCCTCTTTTACCTTTGTTCCAAGGTATAGCACTTTTTTCAAATGGCATATCTTATTGTCCTAAATTTATGTTTATTTTAGGTTGTGTGCCAGCTCCAGTCGTGCCTCTAACTAAAAGTTCTGCTCCGAGAGTTCCTAGTGCTTCACGAATACTTGTTATGTCGGCCATTTCAGCACCATACATTTGTGCCGCAGTCGCCACGTCTAATCCCGACAATCCGATAAGGTCGTCCATAACCGCTCTATCTACCCCAAGCGCATCTTGAATTGCTGTATATTTAGCTGTCCTTGCTAATTCAAATCTCCTCTGTTCTACTTCAGCAGCCAGAGAACTTTCTGTCCTCGCTAAATTTTCCCTTAACTCTGCTTTCGCCGCTGAATGTTCGCCTGTTCCAAAAACACCTGCTCGATTATAAACTTTATCTAATTCTTCCTGCGCTCTTTCGTAATTCTCCCTTGTTCTTCTTAAAGCAGCGTCATAGTAAGCGTCCCCTGCTGTCGGATAAAGTTCTGCCGCAGGAGTTGTCAAGATACTACTTAACTCTGTTTGTGCCTCTCTTCCGAGTTGAGTTAATCCGCCCTCATCAGCTAAAATCCTCTGCCTAATATCCTCTATGCTTGAAGGCATTTGAAATTCTGGTGATGGAACTGCCCCTGCGCCTAATAATGCCCCTGCTCCTAATATATTTTTAGGTGTAATTAAATCTTTAGCTCTTTCCATAAAAGTTGGTTTAGGTGCTGCTTCTCCTACGCCAGGCACTCCTACTCCTGGTGTTGGAGTTGGTGGTAATCCGCTAGGGGTTGGTGTAATGCGAGGACCTGCTCCTAATGTCGGTGCTAATGGTCCTGCTGTTGCAATTCTACCTGCTGCTGATATTGCGCCAGGAACCCAAGATGGTGCACCCGCTCCAAATCCTGCGGCTGGAGCAGCACCTCCTACTAATGATCTACCCAACACACTTCCACCCCTTGCATAAGTTGCTAAAGGTCCACCAGCCAGAGCAGGTGCAACTTTTGTTCCACCTAATGCAGCCAACTTTCCGCCCTCACCAAATCCAGGAAGCCCCGCTGCTCCACCTGCACCAGATATTGCTCCACCTGCCTTACTTAAAAATCCAGCCTTTGCGGCAGTCGCACCTTGAATCGCTCCAGCACCTACTGTTCCAAGAGTTCCTATGCCAAATCCCTTTAATGCACCTCCTAAAATATCACCCTCTTGTGCTCCACCGATAGCTCCACCTGCTGTACCTGCTAATGGTAAGTAAGCCAACGAAGCACCACCAGTAAAAGGAGCTAATGCAAGAGCTCCTAATGACCCTAAAATCCCACCTCTGGTTCCCTTTGATTCAGGAACAAAAATCCTCTTTGCTTTTTTAAATATATTTGAAAGGCTGAACCATCTAATTCCAGTTTCATCTTCGTGTTCGGAACTCTTTGATGTAAGTTCTTGGATTTCGTGCTGGACAACCGCCATATCAACATCTTCCACTGATGTTTTTCTGATATATGCTTCTCCGCTTTCCTTATCAGCAAACCCCAGAGAATTATGTAAATCTTTTTCTTCGATATTGGGGAATTGTTTATGAAGTTTAAGATAATCCTTATCCTCCAATAATGCGATTGTGAAAATTCGTTTACTCATTTCTTCCTCCTTAGGTTACTCTCTCCACTACAATAAAAAGCGAGTATTTAGGACTTCCTGATTTTCCCGCTATCGCTGTTGTGTATGTAATCGCTGCCGCTGTTGAACGGATAAATAAAGTATTTTGTGCCGCAGTCTTATCTACTGTTAAATCCATATCATTTACTACCACACTCGATTGTGCTTGTTCATCGTCTGTCCACCCGATTGTTACATCCAGCGTCCCACCAGCTCCTGCGGTTGTTGTAAGGGCATAGGTGGATACCCGGTACATCCCTGACGCCGCAGGTGTATATAAGGTAGTAGCACCTATATCGTCTCCTTGGTCGGTTAATGCTATTGTCGCTACTATCGTTGCCTGTCCTAAACCACTAGCATTCCACTCTAAAAACTGCCAAGTCGAATTCGTAGTATCGTAAAAATAAAACCGTCTTACCGTGCCACTTATATATAAAAGATGTTCCCCATCCTCTCCCGTATGCGTGGGAACGGATGAAACCACCCTCATCTGATACCGACCCAAATTAAGGATAAGAGTAATATTGTTTAATATCTCTAATAAAGATGTATCTTTTCTTAATTGTCTACTTAAATCTACACTTGCAACTTTCACGATGTCGCCCTATCTTGTATTGAAACTCCCAATGGTTGAAGGTCTCCAAATAATTCTATCGAATAAATCGTCGGTGCTGGGTTTCCTGAATTATCTTTTAATTTAACCTGTAGCATATTATTTATATTCCCTATATCAAAAACCTTAATCTTTCCAAAAGCTAATTCGTCGTTATGGTCAAAATTAAAGTTTTGAGAGGTAATCCAAGATACATTCCAGTCAAAACGATATTCCATACCTATATTTAGAGTTGAAGATGAAGTTATCTCTTTAATATTTATCCCCAATAACAGGTTTTTATTAAGGAGAGCTACCCCTTCGGCTTTTATCTTCCCTGATACCCAATAGGCGTTAATATCGGTTCCATCATCATCATCCCCCGACTCCTGAAGCCAAGTATAACCTGTGTAACCCGTGCAATATAATTTTTTGGATTTATTCGTAGATAGGGCATAACAACTGCTTGCAAAAACCTGTCCGTCATAGGGATAAACACCGCCTACCCTGTAATCAAATACAAAGCCATAAGCGACTGAGGTATCCAAGCCTAACACACAATACAAGATATATTCAGACGTATCGCTTTTCACTACTGCGTGGAATAAGTCTACATACCTTAAATTCATATCAGAAAAAGATAATGGCTGATCGTCAGATGAAGCAAATAAATCATTGGTTTCTTCCGTTAAAACATCATTTATGATTTGTATGTTATACCCGTCAAAAATAGCCAGTTTCTTATCAGTGGTCAAAAACATCAGGACAGTCCCTATCTCTCCGCCCATATCCACTTCCTTGATAATATAATGGGAAGGACAACCAACGCCTGATATTTGATCGACTTGGAATTCTGGAGATGAACCAAGATAGGTTATCCTGAAGATGGAATACCGCTTGAATATATAGAGCTTCCCTTTGAGTATCCTTACCCCTGTGATTACATCCCCATCGGATGTATCAAAGGCATTACTGAATGTGTTTCCTGCTGGCCAAGTGGTATAATCGCTTATAGTTGAGTATTGACCGTTATTTGGCGAACCCCTTATACCGAATATAAAAGCGTATTTTTTCCAGATTATCAAAAACTTTCCAATGGGAGCCGCAGAAACAGTAGAGGCATCCCCTGTCCCCGTGTAAGTGTATAATCCTATATCGCTATTGATTAAAGCCCTGCCTGATTGCCAGTCTGCCATAGTCCAGAAACGGGATGCTGTTATAGCAAAAGATCCACCACTATAAGCGGAAGTCGGAGAAGTGAAATTAGCAGTCCAACGAGCTATTCCCTTGCTTAACCTGAATTCCTCCAGCCATCCATTCATATAACTAGTATTATCGCCACGCTGACCAATATATAATAAAGATGATACCTCTGGCATACTTTCGTCAGCTTCCATAGTTACCTGCCAGTTATTTGATTTTAAATCCCCGTCTACGAACATATACATATTGTTCTGTCCTGTCCCATATCTCACTACTGCAACGTGATACCAAGTTCCCGTTGATGTTAATAATGCGTTTGTGGATTGCAGGTTAAAGGATATAGCGGAACCGTTATCAAGTGCGACAAAATTAAGTTTACCATTATCATCTTTAGACAAAAACCAATATTTAGTCCCATCTTCGTATTGCCCGATTATGTACATATAATCTGTTGTATTGAGCCTTATCCAAAAATCTATTGTAAATTTGGCTGTCCCAAAATCCCATTCACCACTATCAGGGACGGTTAAATAATCACCTGTTCCATCAAAAAGAATTGAACCTGTGCCGAATTTCTTAAACTCCGTATCAATTTGTGCCTGATTTACAGCGGTTACAGTATGCGATACTTCATCAGTAATTGTTTGAGATGTATCACTCCCATCTCCGTGTAACATCAATTTAGTATAAACATCCCAATTCGAGCCTCCTGTCAAGGCATCCCACGTCCCGTCTGGATTGCTTGATGAGT